TATCAGACAGCATAAATTTTAAAAAGAGGAATATTATGGCAATAACAAAGAATTTTTTAAACAATATATCTAGTGGATGCTAGATACAGACCAAAGAGGTAAAAAATGGCAATAACAAAAGAAACAGTAGTAGATAAGATTGAGGTGCTTGAAATGGGTCAAGTGCAAGTCAGAACTGCTACCAAGATAGTAGAAGATGGTACAGAACTTAATCGTTCTTTTCATAGGCATGTCTTACAACCATGTGTTAAAAATGGTGACACTTGGGGTGATACTGACATATCTGGAGAGGATGCAAGGGTTCAAGCTATCTGTACTGCAACATGGACTGATGCGGTTAAGACTGCTTATCAAGAAATGATTGATGCACAAGAAACATTATAAACTAAATGCCTAGAAGTCAACCATACACAGTAGCATGTGCAGGAGGTTTAGTAAACTCTTCAAATGCTATAGACCTATTAAGAACTCCCGGAGTTGCTACGGAGTTAAAAAACTTTGAAGTTTCTATAGAAGGTGGTTACAGAAGAATTAATGGTTATCAAAAGTTTGGTACTACAGATTCAACTCAACCAACTGGTGGTACAACAGATATTTTAGGAGTTATTCCTTATGCTGATGGTGTAGTTGTTTGTGCTGGTACTAATATTTATTTTACTCAAGACGGTATAACTTACTTACAAATAAATAGAAGTTCAGTATCTGGTAGTGGAGATAACTATAGTACCTTTACAGGTCGTAGTGTTTTAGCTAGAACTTCACAAGGGCAAATAAGTTTTGCTTTATTTGAATCAGCAACTTCAGATTATGGTACGTTAATTATAGCTGATGGAGCAAACGAGCCTTATCAGTTTAGAATGGAAGGCACAGGTGCTAACTTAAATAGTAGAACTTACTTTAGTAGTGAAATAACAGTTACCGGAACTAAACATGTTAAACACGTAACTGTCCATGACAAACATTTAATAGCTGCTGGGGTAGAGGATAATTTAAATACTATTTTTTATAGTGGTACTTTAGACCCAACAGATTTTACTAGCACTGGTTCAGGTAGTATTGTTGTTGAAGACCAGATAGAAGGTATTAAAAGTTTCCGTAATGAATTATTTATATTTTGTGAAAACTCAATATTTAAACTACAGAATATAAATAATACAAGTACGATTGCAATAGTACCAGTAACCAAAAACGTAGGTTGTTTAAGTGGTTATAGTATTCAAGAGATTGGTGGTGATTTAATATTTTTAGCACCAGATGGATTAAGAACAGTAGCTGGTACAGCAAGAATTGGTGATGTGGAGTTAGGAACTATAAGTCAATCCATACAACCAACAATAACAGATTTAGCAAACAATATAAATTTATTTACCATAAATAGTATTGTGTTAAGAGAAAAGTCTCAGTATCGTTTATTTTATACTAATACTGGAGCTACTAACGCATCTCAAGAAGGCATTATAGGTACGTTAAGACCAAATGGTTTTGAGTGGTCTGAGACTAGAGGTTTAGAAGTTACAGCTATTGGTTCAGGTTTTGATACTAATGGTATAGAAAAAATATATCACGGTGATACTAATGGTTTTGTTTATGAACATGACACTGGTAATAATTTTGATGGTTCATCAATTTTAGCAAGATACACAACACCAGATTATGATTATGGTGATTTAGGAACTTTAAAAACTTTACACTATCTTAGAGTTTCAGCTGCTGCCGAAGGTATTGTTGAACCGGATGTGCAAATTAAATTTGATTTTAACAGTTCAGATGTACCACAACCTTTAGACTTAATTGACTTAGGTGTGATAAATCCACCATCTATATTTAGTGAAGCAATCTTTGCTACTAATAAATTTGCTGGACAAAACAACCCAATGATAAGAGTGCCTTTACAAGGCAGCGGAACGAGTAACAATTTTACAGTAATAAGTGAAGATACAAAACCACCATATACAATTAATGGTTTTTATGTAGATTACATACCTTCAGGTAGGAGATAATAAATGGCACAAGCGTATATAAGACAAAGTACATTCAGTGATGGCGACACTATTACTGCTGCATTATTTAATAATGAATATAATCAATTAGTAAATGCTTTTGCATATTCTTCAACTAGTGCTTCCAATACTGGACACAGACACGATGGTACTGTTGGACAAGGTGGTAACATATTTAAAATTGGTGATTTAGATTTCTTAAACAAAGTAGAAATTGATAGCACTAATAATAGAGTAGGATTTTATGTAGAAGTTTCTTCAGCAGCAGTTGAACAGTTAAGAATACAAGACGGTGCTTTAGTTCCTGTTACAGATAATGATATAGATTTAGGAACAAGCTCTTTAGAATTTAAAGATGCTTTCTTTGATGGCACAGTAACTACTGATGCCTTAGTAGCTGATACTGCAGACATTAATGGCGGTACAGTTGATGGTGCAACTATCGGAGCTAACTCAGCTTCTACTGGTGCTTTTACTTCGGTAACAACTACAGGTAATGTTGATGTTGGAGGTAATTTAACAGTCACAGGTACTACAACTTTTAATGGTGGTACAATTACTATGGGTGATGCAGCAGACGATAATGTAGTCTTTGGTGCAGATGTTAACTCAAACATTATTCCTAATACAGATAATACATACGATTTAGGTAGTTCTAGCCAAGAATGGAAAGACTTATACGTTGATGGTATAGCTTACCTAGATGGTATTAATTTTAATGGTACAGCAATTACTGCAACTGCAGCAGAAATAAATGCTCTTGATGGTATTACTTCTACAGTTTCCGAATTAAATATTGTAGATGGTGATACTTCTGCTACATCTACTACACTTGCAGATGCTGATAGAGTGGTAGTAAATGACAACGGTACTATGGTACAAGTTGCATTAACAGATTTTGAAACTTATTTTGAGTCTGCTCTTGATACACTTTCTAATGTTACAACTGTTGGAGCACTAAACGCAGGTAGCATTACAAGTGGCTTTGGTGCAATAGATAACGGTTCGTCTGCTATTACTACAACAGGCACAATTACTTATGGTTCTTTATCAGATGGCACAATAACTATTACAGCTTTTGTAGATGAAGATGACATGTCTTCAAACTCTGCAACGCTTGTACCAACTCAACAATCTGTTAAAGCTTATGTAGATACACAACTAACTGCAGAAGATTTAGATGTAACAACTGATAGCGGAACTATTGCGATTGATTTAGATAGTGAAACTTTAACTATTGGTGGTACATCAAATGAAATAGAAACATCAGCTACAGGTAATGCAGTAACTATAGGTATTCCGGCTGCTGCTCAAATTACAACTTCATTAGGAATCGGTGGTGGTTCTACTAATGGAGTACAGATTTCTCAAGGTGCTATCTCAATTAAAAATGGTGGTACACAATCATATATAGATTTTTATTGTGAGTCTTCAAATGCTCACTATGCAAGATTACAAGCACCAGCTCACTCAGCATTTGGTGGTAATATAACTTTAACACTACCTGCAACTACAGGTACACTTGCATTAACTTCTGGTGACATTACTGGTAACGCAGCTACTGCAACAGCTTTAGCAACTGCTAGAACTATTCATGGTGTATCTTTTGATGGTACTGCAAACATAGACTTAACAGAAGTTGTTCAAGATACAGTAGGAGCTATGTTTAGTTCTAATACTGAAACAGGTATTGCAGCTACTTACGAAGATGGTGATGGTACTATTGATTTAGTTATTGGTTCTGGAGTTATTACTAATGCAATGTTAGCTGGTTCTATAGCTAATTCTAAACTTGCTAACTCTTCAATTACTGTAAGTGATGGTTCTAATTCAACAGCTACTGCATTAGGTGGTACTATAACTTTTGCAGGAACTTCCAATGAAGTAGAAGTTGCAGAAAGTTCTGGTACAGTTACAGTTGGCTTACCAAGTAATGTAACTATTGGTAATAATTTAACAGTAACAGGAGACTTAACTGTATCTGGTACTACTACACAAACTGGTCCAATCGTATCTGATGATAACTTCACAGGTCTTTTAAATAACAACTCAGCTAATTCAAGTGACTTTGGATTCTTTGGTAAATATGTAGAATCAAGCACAACTAAATATGCAGGTTTATATTTTGATGCTTCTACAGATAATACTTTTAGATTATTTACCGATACGCAAACAGAACCTGCTGCTACTGTAGATACAAGTGCCACTGGTTATGCTGCTGCTAATTTAATTACTGCAGGAATCACAGCAACTACAGGTACGTTCTCAGGTGCGGTTTCAGGTACTACAGGTACATTCTCTGGAGATTTAGCAGTAGATACTAATGTTTTAAAAGTTGATACTTCTAATAATAGAATTGGTGTTAATCAAGCTTCACCAACAGTTTCAATAGATGCTGGTTCAAATACAGATGCTATCTTAGTTCCTGTAGGAACAACTGCACAAAGACCAACTGGAGCAGCAGGACAGTTTAGATATAACTCAACTACTTCACAGTTTGAAGGTTATACTAGCTCATGGGGTGCTATAGCTGGTGGTGGTGGTAGTGGTGGTAGCAGTTCTACGTTTGCTAAAAATACTTTTACAGGAGACGGCTCAACTACAGCCTTTACATTAAACACAAGCATGACCAATGAAGATGGTTTAATTGTATTTATTGATGGTGTTTATCAAGCTGATAATGTTTACTCAGTTTCTGGCACTACTTTAACATTTGCTACAGCTCCTGTTAATAGTAGAGTTATAGAAGTTTTTCAATTAGAAGGTGGTATTGTTGGTACAGCTCCAACCATAGACACTATGACTGGAGATGGCTCAGATACTACTCTAGCATTAAGCACAACTCCTTCATCTGAAAATCAAACCTTTGTAACTATTGATGGTGTTGTTCAACATAAAGACACTTATGCAGTTTCAGGTAGCACACTAACATTTAGTGCAGCTCCTCCTACTGGCACAAAAGTAGAATGTGTAACATTTAGTAATGTAGCTGTAACTACTTTCCAAGATGCTGATGGCGATACTAAGATTCAAGTAGAAGAAAGTACTGATGAAGATACTATTAGAATGGACATTGCTGGTACTGAGGTACTAACACTAACTAATAGTGCTATGACACTTAAAGGCACAACACCTACTTTAACTATAGGTGATGCAGGTGCGGAAGATACTAAGATAGTTTTTGATGGTAATGCTCAAGATTATTACATTGGGTTAGATGATTCTGCTGATGATTTAATTATTGGTTTAGGTTCAACAGTTGGTACAACTCCAATAATGTCTTTTGATGAAAACAAAGATGTAACAATTAATGAGGGTAAATTAACAACTTCTGGAGCAAATGGAGCTGACAACCAAGGTATTAATATTACTGATACAGGTTACAGTAAAACGCACAAAATTTATGGAGATAATTCATTACACATACAAGCCGATTCAGGACAACAGATATTATTCAAACCGAATGCAACTGAGGCAGCTAGGTTTGATGCTTCAGGTAATCTTGGAATTGGAAAAATC